AGACACACAAACGCGGTGTATTGAAATTGCTCAATATGATAGATGAAAAAATTATAATGGCTATTGTTGGTATGTTTGGAGGTCTGATTACATTTCTACAGAAAGTTTTATGGACACAGGGCAAGAATAATTATGGTATGATAGTTAAACTTATAGATAGATGGAATCGTGTAGATGAAGCAAGTGACAGAAGGCATGATGATATGATGAAAGAAATAGCAGACCTTACCGATAGAATAAGTTATTTAAGTGGAAAAATGAGTTCAAAATGAGAATAAAAGTTTTTGTTCGTCATACACGGCCCAGCTGCCTCCTTATCGAATCATCCATGCGCATCTGGTTACTGGCTCAACCGATGCCATCAATACGCAGCTGGGCCATTCTTTGTATATGTTTAGGTGGAATATGGCAAATATCATAAAAACACCACTTCAACAATACCGCGACACGGTTATCGTGGAGCTAAAGTATATCAGGAAAGCGGTTGATAAGAATGAGAAATCTCTTGATAAACTTAATGGCAGAGTCAGGGAAACAGAGCAGGCAGTAGAAAAGATTAAAGGGATTGGTTCTGTTCTTGGTATTGTTTTTAGCGGTTTCATTGCTTGGTTATACCGTATGAAAGGCAGTTAAGAATTGAAGAAAGAGTATGACGAGATAAATGAAAAGATAAAAAAAGATAATAGTCCATAAACAGGAGAAGATAATATGGAATGGTTAAACTGGAGCAATGGTGCTTATTTAGCAATAATACTGTTGGGTGGTTATATAGCGGTAGTATCGGCTAAATATCGCAATGTATTAAAAGAAATAAAAGAAGCATTGGAAGAATATCGCAAAGCGACAGAGGATGGCGAAATTACTGAAGAAGAACGCGATTTAATTGTTCGTCAGTGCCTTGATGTATTGTCTGCTGGTGTAAAGATATTCTGGAAATGGTAAAATATACATTAAAAAATGCCATTTTTAACTGTAGATGACGAGGGCAATTATTTAAGTTGCCCGGAATGTGGATCTTCCAATTTAACACGAAAAGGTTTTAAAGAGACCACAGACGGCCTACGCAAGCAACGCTGGCTGTGTTCTTACTGTAATTATCGTACCATATATCCCGCCCGCAACAGCCGGGACACCATTACCGAGAATGTCCGGTTAAGCAAGCAAAAACAGAGCTATCAGGATCGCAACAGGATCGAGCGCAAGTCCTTCAGGGAATACGCTCGTGTTGAAAATGCTGTTTCTGCATTCAATAAAAAGCTCATTGAGACATTAAAAGAGCATACGCTCTCTCCACTTAAAAAATTAAAAAAAGAAAATAACAATTGCGTGGGTGTGCTGCAGCTGTCTGATAACCACTTGAACGAGCGCGTTGACCTACCGCATAACACCTTTAACTATGAAATAGCCGGTAAACGCCTGAAATTGCTCGTAGAACGTGCTAAAATGTTTTTTAAGGTATATGGTGTATCCAATGTACTTATCGCCTTTACAGGTGATTTACTGAACTCTGACAGAAGATTGGATGAATACCTTACCAATGCCGGTAACAGATCGGCTGCGGTGTTCTGTGCAGTAGACCTGTACCAGCAACTGATCGGTGATATGAAGCGCAGTTTTAATTTGTCTATATTAAGTGTCAGCGGCAACGAATCAAGGATTAATAAGGATTACGGCTGGACAGATGTGGTGGCCACTGATAACTACGATCATACAATTGTTAATATATTGCGCTATGTATTTAAAAAAAGCAACATAGACTTCATTGACGGTGATCCTATGGAACAGGTTGTCGAATTGGCAGGACAGAAAGTTTTATTTCTGCACGGACACGGCAGGATAAAAACCAGACACGAAACATCAGTCAATCAGATCAAGGGTGTATACACTTCAAGGGGAATCAGTTTAGATTATGTTGTATCAGGCCACATTCATTCAGCGAGGGTTGGCGACACATTTTCCAGATCAGCATCGCTGGTGGGGGCCAACGATTACAGTGAGAAAGCACTAAATCTTGAAGGCCGGGCATCGCAGAACTGTTATGTATTTCACGACAACGGCAATCGGGACGGCATCAGGGTAGACCTGAATAGTGTGAAAAATATTAAGGAAGGATATACTGTTACTGAAGAAACACAGGCATACCACGCCAAATCCTATGATAAACTGCATAAGCCGGTTACAATAATGAAGATTCAGGTATGAAACATAAAAAGACAATTTCAAAGCACGACATCATACGCGCTATCAATGGTATAAATCACAGTATGAATAATCTTGTGGAAAGACTTGAGCTGCTGGAAAAGAACTTCGGTGAATATGTGGAGATGAAAGATGATGTAGGGAAGCTGAAAAAATATAGAAGTAAAAAAAAAGAAGGGAGTCAATCATGGGTAGAGCGTTTGATGCAATGGTTAAAAACATTATTGAAAGGGAAGGCGGATCAAAAATAACCCGCGATCCTGACGATCCCGGAGGGACAACCAAGTACGGCATCAGCCAGCGCGCTCACAAGGCTGTAGACATTGAAAATCTCACCTATGATCAAGCCGTAGATATTTACAACGAACATTATTATAAGCCTTCCAAGACAGAATCTTTTCCTGTTGTCCTGCAGGAAATATATCTTGATATGGTAGTGAATATTGGCTATAGAGGCGCAGTTAAGATTGTGCAGCGGGCAGTAAACGCCAAAGGTGCTGATTTGGAAGTAGATGGTAAACTTGGGCCTAAAACACTTGGAGCAGTAAAAGATAAAAAACTTGAGCCAGAAAGACTTACATCCTACCGCATATTATACTATGTAGAACTGTGCCAGAAGCGTTCGTCATCTTGGAAATATTATTACGGATGGTATCGCCGTTCAACTGAAGTATAACATTTTCTCATTATATATTAGCAGAAATAGTATTTTTGGCGTAGTTTTTGGTCGAAATATAAAGGCTATACTATGATAATCAAGGCTTCACAAGTAAGAAAACTGTTTAACGAGCGCAATATTCAGATAAGCGATGATGCTGTTAAGATGATTGGAGATATGGTAGCGAGGGACACCAGAAAGATGGTTGCTCGCTGTGTTGAAGGTAATATTCCGCGTCTGACAAGTTCTCTCATTTATATTGCGCTTGGTGACTTAATAAACACATACAAGGAGTAAACAATGGATAGAGAACAATTCCTGAAGGAACGTCTTACAGGGCTTGGTGGGTCTGATATTCACCATTTGTTCTATGAGAAACCATACGGATGCTCTCGCAAACTGTGGTATGACAAAACGAGCCAAAAACCTGACTACCCGGTTATTGCTTCCAACCTTATGACAAGGGGCAATAAGCTGGAACAGCTGATCAGGGATGAATATGTTATACATACCGGCAGGAAAATACGCAGGGTAAACCGTATGATAACCAGTAAACAACATCCGTGGGCCATGTGTCATCTTGATGCTGAAATTGTAGCATTTGATGATCGCAAAACCGGAATACTGGAATGTAAATCAGTTGGCAGGCCGATGTATTATAAGATCAGGGACGATGGTATTCCAACCAGCTGGATATGGCAGATGCAGCATTATCTTCTGACAACCAACCGTAGATGGGGAAGTTATGCTATACTGTGGGCAGATAATTGGGAGTTCATTCACTTTGATGTTGAAATAGACGAAGAATTGCAGAAATCGATCATCAGTGCCAGTACAAGTTTCTGGAGGATGGTTGAGAACGGCCCTGCGCCCGAACGGTTGGATGCAAAGGACAAACGCTGTTCTAACTGTGAATACCGCCATACCTGTCAGGGTGAAAAACTGATGGTACTTGCACAGGGTGATTCTGATGATATACCATTTGATAATTCACTTGATGGACTAATGAATGAGTATGCTACAATGAAGGTATTACAAGAAGAAGCCGCCGAATTGGTGGAAAACAAAAAACAGGAAATAAAGGATGCGCTGGGCGATCGGGTGTTAGTTGATTGCACAGGTTTCCGCCTGTATTACAAACCGGTTGAGTCAACAAGATTCAAGAGTTCTGCTTTTAAAAAAGAGAACCCTGAACTCTATGAACAATATGCTTACAAAAGCGTATCAAGACCATTTCGCATTAGATCAATATAGGAGGATACAATGACGAAAGAAACAAGTGTAGTGATCCAAGATGTAGATTTCACCCCGAGCCAGATCGCCACAATAAAAGAAACCGTTGCCAATGGTGCAACAGACAATGAATTAAAACTGTTTCTGTACCAGTGCAGTCGCACTGGGCTTGATCCATTAAGCAGGCAAATTCATTTCATTA